TAGAGATTTGCTTGCTCTTTTTCTTTACAGATTCCTAAACATTCCTTAACAATCAACTCGGCGAATTTTTCTTTGTCAAAATATGAACCATCAATCTGAGGATGTCCTTGACATATCGTTGATTCTGCAATAAGCCTTTCTATGAGTTGGTTCATGTGTTCCTTTCCTTCAATTTGGCTTCAAACAATCTAACAACCATTTCTTTCAACAAATCTTCATCACAGCACTTTTTGTATGCGTTCAGCAAATGGTCATCAGTCATTTTGCCAATTGGTACTTTTCTTCCGTCCTTGCAAGTCCACTCAAAACTTTTTATGGTTCTTATATTGTTATGTGACCCATCGTACCGCTCATACCAATCATAATCTGACAATTCAGCCATTGTTTCTTTCCTTTAGTTTGATTTCGACTGCACGAGCAAGTTCTTCATAGTTATAGTTTTTGTTGTGAAGAAATTTATATTCTTCATCTGTCAGTCCAATCCAACGCTTTGATGAAATCTGAGCATCACGAATAGTAAATCCACGCTTACGGACTTCTTCAATCAAAGCATCGTCAGTTACATTTTCCCATTCTTGATTTGGTGGTGCGGTGTAGAGTGGTTCGTCGGAATCGAGATGCTTGAAATAACTAAACCTCCCTTCGCTATCTAACCATCCCACAGGCTCTTGCTTCTCTGCCTGCTCTATGGCTTGGCGTAGTGCGGTGATGGCTTTGTCGGAGTTAATGCCGATGTCTGCGTGAGCCTCCAACGCATCCAATGCTTTCTTCATTGCCTCTATACTCATACTGTAGACCTCACTCTTTTATCAATCACGACAAGCAACATTCCATTTCGAACTACAAGGCAATGTCGATTCCAACTTGCACCGTATCCGTTCATTTTATTCTTTATAATTTACCAATGTTTGAAGGCATTCCCATTGACCATGCGTAAATGAGAATGTTCTTTCATTAATCGTCACATCAAACCCTTCGCCATTTTTCCAATCACAGACTTCCATAAAGTCATCATCTTTAGCAAAGGAATCATAAGGTTTTAACAGAGTAAATTTTGCATCACGAACATATTTTTCAATCATTATCAGCCCACCTTATCTTAGGATTCTTTCGTTCATATAACTCAACCAATTGGTCAAGCGTCCACATAAAATCAGTTTCAAAAGTATCTAACCAATTACCAAATCGAGTCCAATCTTCTGATCTCATTGGCGGCACACCAATCTCGTCACCATAATAAATGTCGGTATCTCCACCTCTCACATCAATACGGCCACAAGAATAATGCTCAGTAATTTCTTTTTTATCGTTCAAAAGACCTCGTTCTTCATACCACCAGAGACCAGCAGGACCCATCCAGTTCGTAGAGTATCTACATTTACTTGGTCTAGGATTTAACCATAAGTCTTCTTCTTCAAGTGTTTTGAGAACAACACCTTCTTCTTCAGCACGATCAGCACACATCTTGCAGTAGTTGACATACATGACGCAAGGGTCGCCATGCTCATTATAATCAGCAATTGATAGAGTATAAGTTTCTTCCATGTGATCTACAGTATGACCACATGAGCATTGCATTGTCATTCGCCTTTCCATTCTGTAACGAATACTTCAAACTTTTGACTCTCTTCCCAATCCTTTGCATAGTCATTGTCTTCATCACACAACTTAATGAGTTCATCATGAGAAAGAACACGATGGCTTGTAATTGTTTCACCAAGATGCTTTTGCGAAAATTCGGTTGCTTCTTCCATCGTGACTGTATCTAATGCCCACAATGCTTTGTCTTTGCCGAAAGCATCAACGCCTGTCGGCACTTCGACAACATATCGCTGACGAAACATGCTAACTGTTTCAACAAGAACAAACTGAGTATCAATCTTCTTCATTTCAAAACTCCCATCTTTACGATCAATCCATTGAATGCGATCACCTTCTTTCCATCCAGTTTCTTCGATGAAGTCAGGAGGGAATTCAAGTATGCCATCGTCTTGCACTTGTAATGTCCATTGTTTCTTCATATGTGTTAGTCCCAAAGTCCTCTGTAGTATTTGCCAAATAACCGTGTACCATTGTTTATTCTTTCATGATACTCGGATAAACCTTCTTTGTCAACCAATATGTTATCCCTGAAAAACTTATCATCGCCATCTCCATCTCGGATTTGTGTGAATGCCCAAATCATTTCATTCATTGCCCACACCCATTTTTTGTGATGAAGTTTCCAAAATTGCTTTTCTGCTTTTTTGTCTTCCTCATAAAACTCAAAAGTTCTCTGATTGTCCCAATATTCAGTTGTGGTACATTGAAGATGTGCCGGAACATCTTCATTGTCGATTAATGGAGAACCGTGAGTTGTTTTCTTCAGTTGTTTGAGCATCGGAACAATGATATACGAAAGAGTATTATCCATACTCCATGTATCGTAGTTGTCGATCTTTACTTCAATCTTACGTTCTTCGCCATTGTCTTTGTAAGGACCAATTTTAACTTTCATAATCTCACCAATGATGTATTACGTTTGCAATCAGAATTAGATTTGTTATGACATATACTAACACAATGACTGTGCGGATGCAAGCGATTTTGTCTGCCTCATCATCATTTTTGCCGCTTTTTTCTCCAAGTGCTTTTGCCCATAATCTCCACAAGTTCATATGTCAATCGGAAATTTGAACTCCATTGGGTGCAATGTTGCCTTCAATTCCAATTTTGCCAGTTAGTTCAATCAGTCTCGGATCCAGGAATTTACAGAGCAAATGCTCAATGTCAATGTAACCACCAGCATTTAATCTCTCATTCATGTGATTAAACATCTTTAGATATGTTTCGGAAATGTATGGCGTTAGTCTGGCATCAAAACTCCATAAACGACTCATGTATTGAAGTTCTTGTCCACCAGTAACTTGTGAAGGAAACTGACTTGTGTATGGACCGTGAAGAACAATCTTTCCTTCAGCATTCAGGTGTTTGTTCAAATCAAAATTATCATTCAATCGATAGCGACCACTCATCTTAAAAATACGATCATATCTTTCGGACAGTTCATTCTTGCTTTTATCGTAGAAGGAACCAAAGATGATCAGTTCAATCATGTTCTTTACAATGTCCCAATTGTTCACTTTTTGTATTTGGACAACATTGTCTGCGGAAGAAAAGTCATAGAACAAACGAATGTATTTCTGAATCTTTTCTTTCTCTTCATCAGACAAAGGCTTTGATCCACCATCAAGAATTACAATGTCAGCATCAACTCTTTCTTTGATAGACTTGAGTGTATCAATTGTTTGGTTCAATCTCTCTTCTGCATTGTAGACACCCCAGTTGGCGTGAATTGCAGAAGAGACTACAAACAATACTCTACTTTTTTGCTGGCTGTTTTCCTGCTGGCTTTGCTCTTGTTCCATTAGGTTTCCTTTCACGTTTTTCGGTAAGAATCTTGTGCTTGAGTTTTAGACGCTTCAGCACTTCCTCACCTTCCATCCAAATATCTTTGTTCTCTAGAATTGCTTTGATTTCATCTTCAGTCAGAAAATCTTTGTAGACATTACGCATAATCTTTTCAGACCACTTTCGTTCATGTGTAATGTTGTCGTACATCTCGCCACCTTTACCAATTGCAATACCAGAGTAGTTGTGGAACATGAACATTGAATGCTCAGAGATTTCAAACTGATGAGCATTGAGAAACAACATGGTTGCCGCAGACATGCAAGCACCTTCTACTGATGCAATGACCGTAGCGTTTGTTTCTGTAAGCACTCGCATGAATTGAATTGCCGTGAAGAGATCACCGCCTGGAGAATTGATGTGAATTTTAATTGCATCGTTCTCGTTTGCATTACGAATAATGTCAAACCACTCTATGTATTCCTTTGCATCTTCAATGACACCAGACACATAGAATGTGTGTAGTAGCCCTAGTGGTTTTGGTTTGGGTCGATTGTGGTCGGTCAAATCTAGAAGTCTTTCGTCCATAATATTCCATTCTATTGATTGTTGTTCTATTATATAGCATTTACGCCGTACTTGCAAATGTAATACGCATCAATGATGTCCGATGACGGATTCCATTGTTTCTCTGTTTGATTCAGTTCATGCTTTAATCGTATAGTGTTTTGCGACTCAAATACTTCCTGCATTCTTTCTTTGTTTGCATTACCTTTACCAGTAGCAAACTTCTTGATTACCGTTGGTGGCACAGTTTTAAAGTTAATTCCAAATTGCCACATTCTATATTTGAAAACACCAGTATTTTCTGCAATATGAAAGACTCTACCTTTTGATCCCATTGAGTAGTCTTCTATGTATGCCATGTCTATAGGTGCTACTTCAAGCATTCGATCTAAAAAGAAACTTGAAATTATGTCATACCTCTGCATCTCATTCGTATACTCAAAGTATTCACCACGAACATTCTTAAAACTTGTTTCGTACTTCTTGCTTTGTGTCAGATAGTATATCACACAATTATCAAAGGTGCAATCCCCAACAGTATCATCGTAAAGGCATATTGCCGGGGATGTCATTGAGTAGTCAATTCCTGCTATCGTCATCCTTTTCCCATTCGTCTTCTGCTAATTTTTCCCAATCATCTTCATCCCAATCTTCAGCGTCAGACGAAATGTTTTCTTCTTTTAAATCTGATCCGCAGTAACCACAATGAAGAGGCTTATCGTGTATCTCGTTCTCTTCTATGTATATATCGTATCCTGCATCACATTCATCACAATAGACTGTATATCCTGGCATTGTTACCTCCAATAGTTTGAATAGTCTATGCTATCCCAGTATTTTTCGTTATTACGATTCCAAAAGTTTTTGATAAGATACCACGCCATACCAAAGTAACCCATCTTTTGAAATCGTCTGCTATCTTGACCAAAGTAATGTTTGACCAACTTAAATTTTTTAACATCGTATTTTTTTGAAAGAAAGAAGTCTTCGCTTGTTTCATACTTTGCTGGAAAACATCCTAACTCTTCGAACTTATCACGCTTAGTTAAAAAGAAGGCTCCTACTGCAAACGGAACCCAATGTTTCATAATATCATTTATCACATTGAACAATGTGAATCCAATCTTTGCACGAATGTCATCGTCATAACACTTTGCGTACAGTCCAATCAAATCTAGATTCTCAGATTCTAATGCATGAACAGAATCTACGATTGTTGTTGGCGAAAAAAATCTCACATCACTATCTATAAACAAAATATAAGGTGTTGTGACAAGTTTAGCACCGTTGTTCTTTGCAATTGAAACTGGACCACCTTCGATGATCTCAACATTTAAATTGCCTTTGCTCTTTTGTATGACATCTCTGGTATTATCGTCAGAGGCATCTGCAATAATAATTCGTGTATTGCCAATATATCTTTGCATTCTTAAATGTTCCAATAGATGAGAAATGTAATCCTCTTCATTCTTACATGGAACAACAATTGTGATTTTTTCTTCTAGATTCATTTAAGCAACTCATTAATCATTTGAACTTGTTTTTCGATTTCGTATTTATTGTTTACAGAAACAGGAAAGCAATTGCCTCCTTGAATCTCTCTCGCATACTTCACACAAGGTTCCTTTGTCTGCCACACTTCAACAAATTGTGGTGTTGCGCCTAAGTGTGGAATAATTACAACCGCCCAGAGAATGTTCATATGATTTGATTCCAAGTAATGATTTCCCATCGACCATCTTCATGCTCAACAAGAGCGGTGCATGATTCAACCCAGTCACCATCATTCATGTAAATTGTTCCGTCTATATTTTTGATTTCTGCGGTATGAATGTGACCACAAATAATTCCATCAAATCCTTTTTTTCTACAGTAGTTTGTGATGTTTGATTCAAACTCAAAGATATATGATACTGCTCTTTTGATTTGAAGTTTAAGAAATTTACTCACACTCCAATAACCAAAACCAAATCTGTGTCTAAGCCAATTGTATTTGGTGTTGATTGCTAATATTAAATCGTATGCCTTGTCTCCTAAGAAGTTTAACCAAGGCGCCACTTTTGAGATTCCATCAAACATATCACCATGCACGACAAGATATTTTTTACCATCAATACCTTCATGGGTATAGCGATTGACAATTTCTATATTACCAAAAGAAAACCCATACGATAGCATGGGTCTTAAAAATTCATCATGATTGCCTGCTACATAGATAACTTTAACGCCTCGCTTTGCGTGACCAAGAATTCTGCGAACAACATTTGTATGACTTTGTTTCCATCGCCACTTATTCTGTTGTATTCTCCATCCATCAATAATATCCCCTACAAGATAAAGCGTTTCACATGTATTGTGCTTTAAAAAATTATTTAACTCTTCTGCCTTGCAGTCTCTTGTTCCAAGGTGTACATCAC